TGTAAAACTCCGTAACGGAACATTATGCAATGTAGTTTATGAAACACAATTTGGCAAATGGTTATTAGTCGAAAAGACCGAAACAGAAGAGCCGCCATTCTCTCACTGGCATAATGCCAACGGAACATTCTACGCAGATGACGAAAGTCAGTTAGATGTAGTAGAAGTGATTGACCTAAACTAAAAAATACAAAGGATTTCCCTATGTCAGACGTGAAAGAGAAATCCACGTCTAAAGGCGTGGTGAAATTAACTGATAAGCAAAAGCGGTTTATTGAAGAATACTTGATAGACCTTAACGCAACGCAAGCGGCAATTAGAGCTGGTTATAGCGAAAGAACAGCGTATTCAATAGGTGAAGAAAACCTGAAGAAACCTGGAATAAAGCGTGCCATTGACGAGGCTCAATCAAATCGCTCAAACAGAGTGCAGATAACTCAAGATGATGTTATTCGTATGTTGATTGAAAACATTGAAAAGTCATCTGGCACTAAGCAGGTAGTTATCACTCAAACAAGAAAATCAGAAGATGGTGAGTTTGTTGGTGATGATGTTGCTCAATTTGTCTATGAACCGTCTAGTGTAAATAAAGCCTTAGAGTTATTAGGTAAGCACTTAGGAATGTTTAAAGATAAATTAGATGTAACCACTGGCGACAAACCACTTCCGACAGTAATCAATGTGACATTTAGCGATGAGCCTTGATATTAAATTTCCGACAAAGTTTAGAGCGCTATTTGAAGATATATGGCGTTTTATTATCTTCTATGGCGGCCGTGGTTCAGGTAAGAGTTTTAATATAGCGAGAGCGTTAATTATTAGAGCTTACCACAATCCAACACGAGTACTTTGTTGTCGTGAAATTCAAAAATCCATATCTGATTCTGTTATTCAGATGTTGATTGACCAGATAGAAAGACTGGAGCTGCAAAACTTCTTTGAGGTACAGAAAACTCAAATCATTGGTCAAAATGGTTCAAGATTTACATTCGCAGGGCTTAAAACAAACATTACTTCAATCAAATCAATGACAGGTATTGATGTTGTTTGGGTGGAAGAGGGTGAAAACGTATCAAAAGAAAGCTGGGACGTATTAATTCCAACTATTCGAGAAGATAAGTCACAGATTATTGTGAGCTTTAACCCTAAAAACATTTTAGATGACACTTATCAGAGATTTGTAATTAATCCGCCAGAAAGATGCTCTTCTGTGTTGGTTAATTGGCAAGATAACCCGTATTTTCCAAAAGAGCTAATGGAAGATATGGAGCAAATGCGAGAACGTGACTACGAGCTTTATAGACACGTTTACGAGGGTGAGCCAGTAGCTGATTCAGATATGGCGATTATTAAGCCTGTATGGATTGATACAGCAGTAGATGCTCATATTAAACTTGGTTTCACTGGTAAAGGGTTGAAGAAAGTCGGCTTTGATGTGGCAGATGAGGGTGTAGATAGTAACGCTAACGCATTTGTACACGGTTCAGTCGTTCTTGATGTTGATGTTTGGAAAAATGGCGATGTCATTGATTCCGCCAATCGGACAAATCAAAGTGCGGTTAATTTCGGTGCTGATTTAATTATCTTCGATAGTATCGGGGTTGGTGCTGGTGTAAAAGCCTACTTCAAACGCTTGCCTAAAACAATTCAAGTTGAGGGATTTAATGCTGGTGGTTCTGTGGCTTATCCAGAGCGTGAATATATCAAAGGTAAGAAAAACCAAGATATGTTTTCAAATATTAAAGCTCAAGCGTGGTGGTCGTTGCGTGATAGATTTTATAAAACATATAGAGCGATCAAGCACGGTGATGTTTATCCTGATGATGAATTAATAAGCCTATCAAGCAATATCAAAGAGCTTGAATATCTTAAGGCTGAATTATCTCGCCCTAGAGTGGATTACGATAACAATGGACGGGTTAAAGTCGAAAGCAAAAAGGATATGCGAAAACGTGGCATACCGTCACCAAATATGGCTGATGCGTTAGTGATGTGTTACGCACCAACAAAACCAAAATCATTATTGGATTTATAGATATGAAATTTTTTGACGGAATAGCATCGTTAGCGTTAAAGCTTGGATTAAAGCAAGAGCAGACTAAATACACTGCTAATTCAATGCTAACTGAGAAGCGTGACGAATTAGAAGCCTTATGGCGTGAGAATTGGATTGCAAATAAAATCTGTATCAAGCGTCCGGAAGATATGACGAGAGCGTGGCGTGATGTATTCTCTAACGACCTTGATTCGGAGCAGTTAGATGCTTTCACCAAATACGAGCGAAGAATTAAACTTCGTGAAACACTAACTAAAGCATTACAGTGGTCAAGCCTTTATGGCTCGGTTGGCTTGCTGGTTGTTACTGATGCAACAAACTTAAACACGCCATTAAGACCAACTGAAAAGCTAAAACGATTAATCATACTGCCTAAGTGGAAAATTAGCACAACAGGCGAAAGAGAAACGAATATAACAGATGCTAATTTCGGTAAATACAAAGCCTATTCAATCAGTGGCGATGACAAGCCTCTAATCGTTCATCATTCAAGATTGTTGATTATGAACGCTAACGATGCTCCACTATCAGATAGTAGCATTTGGGGTATTTCAGACTTAGAGAAAATTATTGATGCACTAAAACGATTTGATATTGCCTCCGCTAACGTTGGTGACTTAATTTTTGAAAGCAAGATTGATATTTTCAAAATTGAGGGATTATCCGACAAGATTGCCAGCGGATTTGAAAACGAAGTAGCAAATGTAATCGGTGCGGTACAGGCGATTAAATCATCGACTAATAGCTTACTACTTGATAAAGAAAACGAGTACGACCGCAAAGAACTCTCGTTTGGTGGATTAAAAGACCTTATCACAGAGTTTCGTAATGCGGTAGCTGGTGCAGCAGATATGCCGGTTACAATCCTGTTTGGTCAATCTGTTTCTGGTTTAGCGAGTGGCGATGAAGATATTCAAAATTACCACGAGTCAATTCACAGATTGCAAGAATCAAGATTAAGACTAGTTTTAGAAGTCATTGATAGCTTAATTTGTAGTGAATTGTTTGGTGGTCAGCCTGACGATTGGTGGTTTGAATTCTTGCCTTTAACTGTTGTTAAGCAAGAACAGCAAATCAATATGCTAAACACGTTCGCGACCGCAACCAATGCGCTAATTCAGAACGGCATTGTAACAGAGCAGCAAGTAGCGAATGAGTTACGAGAAAGCGGTTTATTTGCCAATATCTCAGCTGATGACATTGAGGATATGAATAATGCTGATGAACTTGCCAGAGATTTTGAAGAACCAAAAGACGAAAGCGAAGAAATTCAAAACGCTGAAAGTGAGCAAGAGAACGGAGCTATGGTATAGAGCCGAACTCAAGCGACAAGTCAAAGAAATGACCGATACTATTGAAAGAGCCTTAGAAAAACCTAATGGCTCTTTTTTTATGGACGATTTCAGAGGATTTCTTGCTGTTGGTGTTAAAACTCTACTTAAAGCATTGGAACGCTTTGAGAGCAAAGACCATTCGGCAGATGATGAAAAAATCGCACAAGGCTTTGTTAATCGAGGAAATACCCAAAACCAACAGGAAGTGTCAAAGAACTTAAAAAATCAAACTGGAATTGATTTAAGTGCGTATTTAGGCAATAGCCCACGCATAGCTGAGAAAGTCAATGCGATGACAACTGCCAACGTTCAATTAATCAAGTCTATTCGTTCTCAATACCTCGACAAAGTACAAAATGCAGTTACTCAAGCGATGGTGAATGGAACACTTAATAAAGACTTGGTGCAACAGATTAAAGACATCGGTAAAACAACCGAAAAGAGAGCGATATTTATTGCTCGAGACCAATCTTCAAAACTCAATGCTGCATTAACGCAAGCAAGACATGAAGATGTAGGGATTACAAAATACACTTGGAGTACATCAGGCGATGAGCGAGTGCGTGAAAGCCACGCAGAAAAAGACGGTCAAGTCTTTGAGTACGCTAATCCGCCAGCAGATACAGGACACCCCGGACACGATTTTAATTGTAGATGTGTTGCCATTCCTTATCTTGGCGATGTACTTAAATCAAAATAATTTGAATGAGGTGTAAATGCAATTTACAGACAAAACAACTCAAGCAAAAACACAGCGAACTATTACGAAAGACGGTTTTTTAGTAGTACCTGCGACAATTTCTAAAGTCGGTGTTTTTGATTACCTAGCCTCTGAATTAGGTTTAAAAGAGGATGGGATTAAAAAGGTCGCACGAACAGAAAAATCACTATTTTCTGATGAGACCATTAAGAGCTTTGAGAACGCAACGCTCACAATCGGACATCCAGAGCAAGGCGTAAACGCTAAGAACTGGAAAGAGTTATCCGTTGGCGTTGTGCGAAATGTTAAGCGTATTGGCGATGAACTAACCGCTGAAGCTTGGATTTATGACGAGCAAGCTATTAAAACCGTACAGGAACACGGTGTAGAGCAATTATCTTGTGGCTATGACTGCAACATTATCCAGTCAAGCGTTAAAGATGCAGATTTTGAGATGTCTCCGATGATCGGAAACCACGTAGCGATTGTGGCAAAGGGTCGCTGCGGTGGAACAGTAAAACTTGCCGATGAGGAAAAGACCGTTATGGGAAAAACCGCTAAATTCCTCGATGCGTTTTTAGGTGCATTCGGCATCAAATTGTCCGATGAGCAGAAAAAACAAATCGAAGAAGATGAAGAAACTGGCAAAGAGGGCGAGAAAGCTCCAAAAGCTGAAAAACCAACTGAGCCAAAAGAAAAACAATCTGAACCCGAAGATAAAAAGGAAGAAGAAGTGAACAAAGAAGAGTTTGAAAAACAACTTAAAGCCAAAGATGCAGAAATTCAAGCATTGAAAGATGCACAGGCAAAACGTGATGCAGAATTAGCACAAGCGGCAATGTTGGCTGATGCACAATCTGTATTTAAAGATGTGAAATTCGCAGATAAAGCAAGCGTTCGTGAAATTCAAGAGAGCGTTATTGTTGCTCAAGGTATTTTTGATAAAGACGCAGCAGCCAAATTATCAGATGCAGAAATCTCTGGTGCGTATCAAGTAGCTAAAGCGGTTACTGCTAAATTAGCTGACGAACGTAAATCTTTAGGCAATATCTTATTAGGTGATGCGAAAACTGAAACCGCACCTAAATTAGACTTCAACAAAACTTACAATCAATAGGGGTAATAAATAATGGGTTACGCTTACGAACAAGCTCCAGCAAAAGCTGGTGAATTGGGCAAAGGCAACTTTGCGAGTGCGAAAACAAGTGCGGAAAAAGTAACTGGTAAAGTAAAAGCTGGTGATTTTGTAGCATTAAATCCAGAGGGTGGTGTAAAAGCGTTAGCGGCTAAAACTGATGTATTGGCTGGTGTAGTATTTGCAAGCACTATCCGTGATGAATGGAACGATGGTGAACTTTGCGATGTAATGCATATTGCAGCAGGCGATGCAGTATGGGTAAACGTTGCAACTGGCAAAACTGTTACTCGTGGTAAAAAAGTATATGTATTAACCGCAGGTGGTGACGGTAAAGTTGGTGCGATTCAAGGCGAAACAGAAGCCAGTGCAATCGAAACTCCATACACCGTAATTGATGTTAAAGGTCAATTAGCGTTAATTTCTAAATTATAAGGGGCTAAATAGATGTCTTTATTAACTTATGTACAAAACGGTTTAACTGCTGTTAGCAAAGAAATCGCAGAAACCAAATATCCTGAAATTGTGTTCCCACAATTCGTATATGTTGACCAGCAGACTGCGGTCGGCATCACTGAAAAATTACACTACGGCGCAGATGAACACGGTTCTTTAGATGATGGCTTAATTACTACTGGCACAAGCACTTTAGACCAAGTAGAAGTTGGCTTTACTCCAAAACGTTCTTACATCGTGCCATGGGCTAAATCAGTAACATGGACTAAACCAGAGCTGGAGCAAGGTAAATTATTAGGCTTAAACCTTGATACAGCGAAAATCATGGCGTTAAACAAAAACGCTCAACAAACTCTACAAAAAGTTGCGTTCTTGGGTCACGCCAAAGACGGCCGTCTAACTGGTTTATTAAACTCTAAAGATGTATCAGTTCACACCTTAAAAGGTGCGGCAGCAGGTGCGAAAGTTCAAGCTATGGACTTCGACAAAGCAGTAGCATTCTTCAAAGAAATGTTCTTGGCTGGTTTAGAAAAAACCAAACGCATTGAAGCACCAAATACATTCGCTATTGATGCGATGGATTTAGCTCACCTTGCTTTAACTCAACGTGCGAACACTGATACAACTGCGTTAGAGTTCTTAACTAAGAGCTTATCTGCTGCAGCTGGTCGCGAAGTTGCTATCAAAGCGTTACCGTCTAACTTCGGTTCTCGTGTAACAGATGGTAAAACACGTGCGATTGTTTACGTGAACAGCAAAGAACACGTAATCTTCGATGTGCCGATGACTCCAACTGTGTTAGAAGCAAAAGAAAAAGGTTTATTAGCTTACGAATCAGGCTTACGCATGGCATTCGGTGGCGTTACCTTTATCGAGCCTGAATCTGCTCTTTATGTAGATTACTAGGAGGAATAAATGCCAACAATAGAAGATTTTCGTGAACGTTATCCAGAATTTAAAGAGGTCGATGGTTTCCGCATTGACCTTTTTTTATTGGATGCACAACAAGAAATCAGCCAAGCGCGATGGGGGCGACTTTTCGAGCGTGGAGTGTTGGCATTAGCTGCTCATTTGCTCCGTCTTTCTCTTTGGGCGACAGAGGGTAACGGTGGAGCAAATCGCAATGTGGCGAGCGAGTCGGCAGGGGAGCTTTCTGTTGGCTATGCTGCACCGACAATCACTGGCACAGATGCAGATTATCAATTAACTGCATACGGTCAAGAGTATTTACGCTTGCGTAAACTCGTTGGGATAGGTGTGATGGTGGCTTAATGACTGTTCAAATTACAGGTAATCTTGCGAAAATCAAACAGCTTATTGAACAAATAAAAGCAACTAGCGAAAAGGCTGTGTATGTTGGGTTTCCTGCTGAGTTTAACGAGAAAGTAGAGGGTTCGAATGACTTCAATCTAGCCTCTCTGGCTGCGGTGTTGGAGTTCGGGAATGAACATATCCCGTCTCGTCCATTTCTCCGTCAAACATTGGCAGAAAATCAAGAAAAATACACGGCGTTATTTGTAAAGCTGTTTGAAAGCGGTGTTTCAATAGACCAAATCTATGAACAAATCGCTTTAATTGCTCAAGGTGATGTTCAGCAGAATATTGCTAATGGCGGTTGGGTAGAAAACGATGACTCAACCAAAATAGCATGGAGACTTAAGGATATTAAAGATCCTAAACGCAGGAAAGAACTTAGAGCAACATTAGATCCAAGTAGCGTTAAGAAAAAGCCGCTTATATGGAATGGACACTTGCGCGATTCTGTAAAAGGTATAGTCAAATGAGCTTAATTAATCAATTCCCTCGCTTTTTAAATAGCAAATTTAGCCAAAAGGTAGTCGTAAAACATCTACAGGGCGAACATTCAGCTATTGATTATAAGGCGAAGTACATTGAAGAAAAGGTCACTGCAATAGTGATGCCAACATCGCCTAACGATGTTCAATTCTTGCCAGAGGGTGAGCGGTTTCTGCCAAGCATTAAAATCTACACAGTTAAGCCTTTGAAGATAGGTGATTTAGTAGATTATCTTGGTGAGACTTACAAAATCAAAACAGTGGGTAATTGGAAAGACTATGGATACTACAACAATATCGGCATTCGACATAGCCAAACTGCGAAAGTGGATTCAAGAGGCTTTGAAGTTACCTAAAGATGCTGTAATCGGTGGCTGGTTGCCAGAAAATCCCCTGCCTGCGTTTATTACGATGGAGGTATTAAATACCAACGAAATCGGGCAGGCGACACGAGAATTTGACGGTAAACGAGAGCGTATTAGACAGTCAATGCAAAGCACGGTCAGCATTTCTTGTTTCGGTCGCAATTCACTCGCTCAAAGCTACAAATTAAAAGCTATTTTCCAAAGTTCAGCGTTTCTTTCCTTTCTTAATTCAAATCATTGGGGCGTTATCCGTTTTTCTGATGTCCGCAACCTAACCGCTACGGTTGGAGCAGACTATGAAGAGCGCGGGCAGTTTGATGTGATATTCAGCCATCATCACATTGTAGACACTCCGTTAGATCCGATTGAGAGAGTTGAGCAACGGACTAATAACAAATCACAAGATATAGGAGCATAAGCCAAATGGCATTATCAATCTCTAATATTGTAAACGTGCAATTAAACACAGTTCCGAAGTCTGCGGCTCGCAAATCTTTCGGTATCGTTGCATTATTTACACCAGAAGCAGGGCAAGCATTTAACAATGCTACTACACGCTACGTATATGTAGATAGTCAAAAAGATGTGGAAGTTCTCTTTGGTACAAATTCAGAAACAGCAAAAGCGGCTCAACCGTTCTTTGCTCAAAGTCCACGTGCGAAACAGTTAATTATTGCACGCTGGCAAAAAGAACAGGTAACAATCAGCGCAACAAGTAACGCACTTCGAGGCGCTACATTATCAGACGGCTTAAGTTCGTTTAAGGCTGTAACAAATGGTAAATTTGCTATTACAGTCGGAACGGAAATCAAAAAACTAGAGGGGTTAAACTTCTCAAAATTAGCTGATTTCAGCGCTATCGCAAACGCCATTCAAACTAAATTAACGCAGCTTTCTGTTGCGGCAAGCGTTACTTATGATGAGGTAGGAAATCGTTTCATCATCACCTCAAATACATCTGGCGCAAGCAAAGAAACTGAGATTTTCTACGCCGTTAATGAGGCAGGTAATGGTGATTATATCGGTGGATTGCTAAAACTTGAGGACGGTCAAGCCACACGAGTTATTGGCAAGGCTCAAACTCAAGTTAAAGCCGAGAAAGTGGAAGAGGCATTATTTAATGTCGCAGAAGTTGAAAATAGCTGGTATGGGTTCACCTTTGCCGCTCAATTAACAGATGAGCAAATCGAAGCTGCGGCTAAATACGCTCAAGCTAATGACAAATTATTTGGTGTTAGCGTTATCAAGCCAGAGCAAATCGAGTGGGAAAGTACAAACGTTTTCAAAAAATTATATGACGCTCAGTTAGATCACACTTTAGCGGTGTTTGACAAAAATGATATGTACCCTGCGTCATCTGCGTTATCTCGCTTGCTGTCTGTAAACTTTGCAGCCAACAACTCAACGCTTACACTTAAGTTTAAACAACAACCAACAATCACCGCAGACGAAATCACTGCGACAGAGTTTGCGAAAGCGAAACGACTAGGTATTAACGTTTACACTTACTTTGACGATGCGGCAATGCTCGCAGAGGGTACGGTAATCGGTGGTAAATTCGCAGATGAAATCGTTATCCTTGACTGGTTCAAAGATGCAGTGCAGAAAGAAGTGTTTGCTCGTCTTTACAAGTCACCGACCAAAATTCCTTTAACTGATAAAGGACAGGCAATTTTAATTTCTGCGGTTGAAAAAGTTTGCTTAGAGGGCGTTAATAATGGTGCGTTTGCTCCTGGCAAATGGACTGGTGATAGCTTCGGGAACTTGAAAACAGGTGACTACTTGGAGAAAGGCTATTACATCTGGGCGGCTCCAATGGATACGCTTTCAGATAGTGACCGTGAACAACGTAGAGCGACACCAATTCAAACTGCGGTTAAATTAGCTGGTGCAATCCATTCAAGCGATGTGATTGTAAACTACAACCGATAATTAATATATGGCTGGATTATCCAGCCTTTTCTTTTAAGAGGGAATATAAATGGCAGTTTTCGATCCAAAACAAGTGGTAGTGTTACTTGACGGAAAAGAGATTTCAGACTGGGCTGACGGTTCGGACGTGATTAGTGCAGTCAATCAAGTTGATGCAGGTCAGTTGGTTATCGGTGCGAATGGTACAGGTATCTACATCGCAAACCCAGATAACTCAGGGAAACTAACGCTTAAAATCAAACAGCACTCAGAAGATAATGCTTATTTGTCAAAATTATTTAATCAACAAAAAAGCAGTATCAAAACATTTATGCCTATCACGTTATCAATTCGTGACTTGATTAATGACGATGTTGTAACGGCTACAAAAGGCTATTTCACCACTCCAGCACAATATGTTCGTGGTAACGGTCATAATGCTACAACGTGGACGATTGTTTTTGAGCAAATGACAATGAACTTAGAAAAAGGCGTTGAATAATGGAACAAGTTAAGCAATTCACTATTGAGGATGTAACTTACACAATGACACCTGCTAATGCTATGTCTGCGTGGACTGCGTTAAAAAATGCGATGAAGTTACTCCAATCTGTTGATTTATCTGCGTTAGGCGATAGCAAAAAGTTGGGTGTTGGGGTATTGGCTACGGTATTAGCTAATTTAGGCGATTCAAGCGTTAAAGAGCTTGAGAATATCGTACTAAGTCACACAGCTTGCGAGCAAGACGGTCAAAAATATCGCCTATCAGAGCGTTTCGATAGTCATTTTAATAAACATCGAGGTCATCTAATCACTGTATTGAAAGAGGGGCTAACCTATCAATTCGCTGATTTTTTTATCGGTGGGGGTGGATTGCTGAACAATATTCAAGGCAACCTCAAGGCGTAGAGAATCAAGCGGAAAGCAGAGTTGATTGGTTTGTGTTTACGCCAATCATTAAAAAACTGTGTACGTTGAACGAATTAAGATCGGTTTATTCAATATCCGATCTTATTTCTTTCCACGAGGTAATAGTGGAATTAAATCAAATGGAGCAAAGCAATAATGCTATTAGATGAATTACTGATTAAGATTGGTATTGATGCAGATAGCCAAGCGATGCGAGAGTTTGAGCAATTCTTAAACTCCGTCAGTGATGGTACGGAAAGTGCGGTTGATAGTTTAGGCGCGTTCGCAAAATCAATAGAGGATATTGTAAGCGATGCAACGGCTCAAGCTAAGGAAATGCCAGAATTTGCTGAATTCTTCCAATCTATCGAGCAGCTCCAACAAGAAACAGCAAATCTATCTCAAGATGAATCACTTGACGCTTGGGTTCAAAAGCTAATCGAAGGCGATCAGATGTTATCTGCTTTCGGTGAGGGTTTTATAAACAATAGCGAAGAATTATCGCGAGAGTTACAGGAAGCAGGGTTAAGTGCTGAGCAGGTTGAATCTGTAATAAGTAAACTTGGTGATGCAATCGAGCGGAAAAAAAACTCTGTTGAAGCGGATAGCAAAGCAGTTACAGCTAACACAGCCGCCATAAATGAAAACTCAGATTCGGTCAGTGATTTATCAGATAATCTCACTGAGTTATGGGCTAATAAGTACGGCGCAGATGGATTAGTCCAAAAGTTTAATATGCTTGGCGTGAGCATTAACGCTACCACACTTAAGGTTGCTGCCTTTGGCGCTGCTTTTTATGCCGCAACTGTTGGTGTGAAAAACTTTGTTGATGCAAATCTTGATGCGCTAGACGAAATCAAACAGCTTTCAAATGTAACTGGTGAATCGGCCGACCAAATCTATCTGTTAGGCAAGGTTGCAGAAGTAAACGGATCATCTGCTCAAGCTGCACAATCATCAATCGAGGGGTTATCTCGGACAATCGGTGAGGCTGCCGCCGGAGTTGGTCGAGGAGCTAAGTCTTTTGAGCAGTATGGATTAAGCGCTAAAAAAGCCAATGGCGAAATAAAATCATCCAGCGAGCTATTCGGTGAAATATCCGAAAAAATGCAGCAAATGAGCAATCAAGAGCAAATAGCAATGCTTTCTAAGCTTGGTATTGATGGCTCTATGATTCAGATGCTCAGACTTGGAAATGATGAGTTAGCCGAGCAGATTGCTTTAGCAAACGCTTTAACACTTGGCGTTGGGAACGCTGAAAATGCTGAAACCGCAGCGGCTTTCAAAGATGCTTTAACGCAGGTTTCTCAAGTATTTACCGCAATAGGCGAGTACGTATCTTTGCGAGTAGCTCCGTCAATTCAAAGGTTAGCAGAGGGATTTACAAAGTGGTTCGTTGAAAATAATGATTTTATTAAATCTATATTAAACGGATTTAGCAAGGTTCTCTCGTTCTTGTTTGAGGTGGCTGGTGCAATTAATAACGTTATTGAAAGCACTATCGGCTGGAAATCAATTATTATCGCTCTTGGCGGGTTAATGCTATGGCTTAGTCGCAGAATGTTATTAGCGTTTGCGACAAACCCAATTACTTTAACCATTGGCGCTATTACGGCTCTATTCCTGCTCATTGATGACTTTATGACGTATCTTGAGGGCGGGGAAACAGCGCTAGGTGATTTCTGGAAACCTTTCGCTGATGGTTGGAAATCTATCAAGCCTTGGATTGATAAAGCGAAAGTATGGGTTAAGAGTTTTGCTGATGGTTGGAGTGATGCGATAGACGTTATCAAACCACTAAAAGGCGTGTTAACTATTATTTGGTCGGCTATTGAAAGCATATACGGCAGCTTCTCAAGATTATTAAAACAAATCTTTGGCGCGACAAGTGCAGTTGATGAATTTGGCAATAATGGTGAATCTGTTGGGAGCGCGTTAGCGAGCATATTTAACTTTATAGCTCAAACCATTGAGGGGCTTTCCGGTGCTATTGCGATAGTTGCAACAACCTTATCATCCTCTTTCGAGGTGGCTATTTCTGCTGTAATTGGCTTATTTAAAATGCTTGGTGCGGTATGGGATGGGATTGTCTATGGTTGGACTACTGGCGACTGGTTAGGTGCGTTTAAGCGAATGTTCTCCAAGATGGGGGATATAGTGCTTGGTGTTTGGGATAACATCAAGAGAGCTGCTATTGAGTTTGTTAATAGCTTAATTTCTATTGTTAATAAGTTTGGAGCGGGAATCGACCCGATAGAAATCCCAATTACTCAAAGAGTTCAGACTATTGGTGAGAATGTTGGTTCTGTTGTATCTTCCACAGCTGGATTTGCTCAGAGTGCCGCCTCAATGTCCGGCATGGTTCTTGGCGCATCTATGGCCGCATCATCTGGAGTTGGATCACAAACCACAAATACAGATAACAGTCAGAAGAACAGTAATAACAAAATAACCATTACGCAGCACATTCAAGGTACAGACAATCCTAAGGCGGTAGCAGACCAATCGGCAAGAGCTATCAATAATCAACTATCCACAGTTATAGGTTAACCATGGCTAATTTTGCTCAATTATCAAATAGGAGTATTGGTAAAATTACTCTCGATGTTGTCACCATTGAAGATCACCAATCAGACCTATCAATTACTGAAAATCCGATTGAGTCAGGCGCTGCAATAGCCGACCATGCCGTGATTCAGCCTAAACGCGTAACAATAAATGGCGTGGTGGTCGATCACGATCACAGCTCGTTTGCCGGAAGTATTCCATTTCTTGGTAATATCCGTGGAGCGGTTGACTTCCTCAATAATATCCCATTACCGGTAAACGTTGCGACTAAGACGGCTCAAACTATCGCTAAAGCCGGGAGATTGATTAGTCAAGGAGCGGCAGCACTTGGGAGCGTTACTGGCGCATTTGGCGGGGCTCGAAAGTTAGCCCCATTTTTACCTGAC